GTCGTATTTCCCCATTTTAAATGTTGCGCGCACACCATCACGTACAGATGTACCTTCACGACTTAGATGCATGATATTTTTTACATCCAGAGTACTATTACTTATCGCAGTCGTGTTAGAAACTGACATTGGTGTTCCGTTAACATCAAAGTTATTGTCGTATTGAATGGGTCCATTAACGATGACCGTTCCACCCGACGTATGAAGACGACCCTGGGGTGTGGTCGTACCTATACCCACATTGCTTGTCTCGAGTATGGTCATCTTTGGAACCCCCATCGTATCCGTGGTACTCGCATAAAAGTTGAGACCCTTTCCAGTACCCACGCGACTTTCAATCTTGGTCTGTGTTCCACTCACATCCGAAAACGCTTTCATGTAGTTCGTACCAGTACCCATCGTAAAGGCGTTACTTCCGATGACACGGACTGTGCCACCAACAGTGAGTTTATCCGTTGGGGCGGTGTTTGCAATACCAACATTACCCTCAGAAGAGACACGCATACGCTCAGTCTGTTTCGTCATGAATTGAATCAATTGGTGTGCCGGGTTAGACCGAGCACCAAACACGTTAATGAGTGAGGTATTCGACGCTACAGGTCCCGCGACGATTGTCACCGCATTTGAGGTCGTGTCGGGTCCATCCGTATCTGCGTGAATGAGGACGTTCGCCACAGACGTAATACCCGAATCACCTTCAACCTCGATGAAGTCTTGGACGCGAATCGACTCTGTGATGAGGCGTGATGTGACTGTATTTCCCACGACAGTCAGGGCATTACCACTGAATGCATTCGCGAATACGACGTCACCGATAGACAGAGTATCCGTGGGTGACGAGTTCGCAACACCAGCGGGAAGTGCGCCCGTAGTTATAAGACCGTCGGTTTGTATGATGGAGTTTACTATGACAGGGATGGGTGCGTCGGCGTCCATAGTAATGAGGTTACCGACCGTGAGGCCACTGTCACCGACCCGTAAACCTTCAAAAAACCCATACCCATTCGCGTGAAGAATGTTGGATGTACCCGCCGTATCATCGATGTACAGATTGGAACCCACAGCGAGTGTATGCATAGGCGCACTGTTCGCGATACCCGCGTTGTTTTGTGTATAAAACTCACCGAGGATGTGAAGATTTGTTGTGTTTGACGAATCTAGGGTAAAATTTGCAGTCGTGGGTCCACCAAACGTTCTGGATAATTTAAACGTATCATCATTTTGTGTGTATCCCAAGAAGATGTTCGAGGCACCCGGTTGATCCACCATGAGTACCGCCGTATCGTACGTTCCGTTATTTCCTGTTCCCATTTGGATGACAGCGTTTGAAACGACGAGATTGTTCACACTCGTATAATCAGGAATCTCCGTGATGGCCAAGTTACCGGTGATGTCGACATCACCGAAAATCTGTAAGAACCCATCCCTCACGACGACATTTCCATTTTTGAATACTGCGACGTTAGAGTCCGTACCGGCCGTAACTTCAGAACCCACAACGAGTTGCGTTCCGACAGTCAGGTTGGAAGAAAATGTATTTCCGGAAATTTTCAAAACATTGGATGCGTTTTGGTCGATTAAAAATGTACCAGAACTTGTTTTGAGTGTGTCCGACACGAATACATTCGTCGCCAAAACATTACCATTCACGATAACAAGATCTTGACGTGACGTGTCAATTGAAAAATCATCAACACCGACTTGAAAATTATTGAAAAGTTGACTAGATGGTACATCGACACCAAACTGTGTCACCGTCACGCGGTTGAGTGTGGTGAGTCCCGTGAACCGAGTATCACCGGTCGCCACCAACTCACCGGATAAATTAAGGTTTGATACCGTGATTTCATCTGCTGTGATTTCACCGGCGTCGATACTCGCAACCCCCGAAATAACATCCGTCTCTCTGGGTGCGGCATCTAAACTATTCACATAAATCTGGCCAGCTGTGACAAGAATGCCTTCCGCTTGTGTCGCCATATACATTAATTACCGAATAAAATTCCAGCTAAACCATCCTTGATCCTGAGTACATTATAGTTGACGGCATACACGTAGGCATGAGGGCGATTCACGGCCTCAACACCCCTGAGCACGAGCTTCGCGTTATCGAGACGGCTAAAGTTACACGACCCCGAAGGATTATATTCTGATGCGTTCACACAAAAGTGGTACGCGAAGTATCTCGTATAGGTCGGTGAGTGGGTTGGGGGGTTATAGTACGTCCTACCATATGTCGACTTGTAATAGTTTTGGATCGTATGGAAATACGTCGGGCTCATATTTTCAAAAAGAGGTGTACCGTTGATGTACATGTCCATATTTTTAAACGAAAACCGATCAAGAGCCGGATTAATCTGACTGGCACCAAACCCGACGAAGAGAGACTTGATGGGATGGTTGAATGCAGAAATATCGAATGTATTGTTTCCGCCGGATTGGGTCACGTTATCCGTGATGGATTCGAGTGGGAATTCAATTCGTTGTGTTTGGGTAATGACAAAGTCCATCGAGCGTTTCACGAGTCGTTCCCTCTCTTCTGTATCGAGGAAGACGTAATTTCCGTACATATGTGCTCGCTTTTCACTCTCCGGAATGTTTGCGGTGTTCGCTTCGCTGAAATTAATTCGTATCTCAACCTGATGATTCTGGAGTGCGACCAGGGGTAAGAATGCCTTGTGGTCACAGAAAAAGAAATGAAGAGGGACGAAAAACTTGTTAGAAAGAGACGCTTTGTTGTTCAGTTCCTGAGATTTGTTGTACGTATCCGCTAAATAATTTGGCCAAATCTCACTGAAATAATCAAAGTGTTGTGAATCAATCTTTTGTCCACCGATAAAGAGATCGATCGTGGAATTGTAAAAAAGATTCGAGGCGATATTGTCTCGACTATTACTTCCAGATTCAAACCAAAGTCCATTAATGACATCCCCCAAAACTGGGATGGTGATGGATGTGTCATCGACAGAAATTGTTTTGATAAACTTTGGTGCTTGAGAAAAATTTGTATGCCTCGTAAACTTTGTACGGAAGAACGAATGCCCTTCATCACTCATCAAATAAACATCTTGAACACCCTTGGAGACGAGTTGTATTAATGCACCAGACATTTAATAGTTGTTCAGATTATAAAAACAGACACTTTCCCTGAGGGAAGTCACTCTTCTTTTCTTCCACAAACTTTCCGTGGACTTTGAATCCACCTTGGCGGTACACTTTCATTCTCTTGTAGTACATCGCCGTAAACACCGACCATGGATCATGTACATCATAGATGTGTGGATCATTCTTCTTCCCTTTCGTCTCTCGCATAATTCTTCCAATACTCTGAGTGATGTCCGATTTTGGCGACGCCAGGATAACCGTATCGAGTGTTGGAATATCGAGACCTTCATGGGCTTGACTGAACGTCGCGAAGATGATCTTCTTCTTCGAGGACTCCTGGAGAGCAGCCTCTTTCATACCACCCATATAGAGACCGGATGTCTTGGGAAAACACTGATGAAGAAGTTCACAGTGCTGACGACGGTCACTCAAAACGAGAAGTTGTCTCGTCCCAGCTGAAGCTTTTTTGACAAGTTCAACCAACATCTTGTTTCGTGCCCTGTCTTCGACAAGTTGCGTAATCATATTGGGCATGGAAATCTTTCCGTTTCGCATGGATGGTGGTGGGTTTCTATAATTTGCTGAATCAAAAGTCACTGGAAACACTTCAACTTGTTCCTGATTCTTTCTTTCAACCGCAAAAAATGTTGGACCCATAAACCAATGAAGAACTTTCGTGAGACCATCTTTTCTTTCGGGTGTCGCGGAAAGTCCAAAGATATGTTTAGGACACATTTTGAAAAGACTCTGACTAAACACTTTCGCACAAATGTGATGGGCTTCATCAACAATCAAGGTACCCACAGTGTCAAAGTCTGTGAATGAATACTCCTTGAGGGACAACGACTGAAGCATCGCTATGACAAAGTCACAATTGACTTCCTTCTTATTTTGCTGAACAACTCCAATCGTAGCACCTGGACAAAACTGCTGGATACGTTCACGCCACTGATCCGCTAGAAACTGCTTATGGACGACAATCATCGTACGATATCCCAACTTACAGGCTATTGCCAAGGATACCGTCGTCTTCCCGAAGCCACATGGTAGAGAAAGGACGCCATGACCTGCTTTAATTGCAGCTGCCATTGCTTCGTTCTGATGTGTGGCGTCTCGGAGTTGTCCGGCGAACTTGGCCCGGATACGGGTGGGTTCGGGTCTTCGATCCTCTTTGGGGTCTCCAAGTTTAGAAGTTCCGTAGAATCTTGGAACGCAGACTCCATTCTTAGTTGGTCGGAAAACCTTGAAAGGTGGTGGAGGAAATCCAAAGTCCCCATTGACGATGGGTCTTACCGTAAGATCCTTTTTAATTTCTGTGATTGGTCCCTCTTTCACTAGGTATCCAGTTCGGGTAAGCATACTTATTTAAAGATGATAAACTTTAAATGAGTATAAGATGCCTATCGTCGACGTCGAAGAAAACATTAAGAAGCTTCGTGTGAACATCGAGCAGTTGACCCAGGAAGTCTTCAGGCTTCAGGGTATGCTCCAAACCTTCGAGGGTTTCAAGAAGGGTGGTTTGACCCAGATTGAACTTCCTCACGATCCGACCGAGCAACTAGAGAGTATCCAGGAGAAGCCCGAGTAATTTTCAACATTCCAAACACCTTTGAAGTCTACGACAATTTCCGCTTCATCCCCCCTTATAAGAGACTGCACAGGTCGCCCTTTGACTTCGCACATCACTCTCCTATAACGGAATGGAACTTTCACAGTGAGTACCCGACCATCAAGTGGATTATCTACTCTTTGATTTTGTAAAAGATGTGACTTTGAATTGTGCATTCGTTCTATACTCTCCGAAACTTTGGTGGGGATTACGAAACGAATATACTTTTTACCATTGAATTCATACATGGGTTCATGAATTGTCACTACAAACTTCATTGGTTTCTATTACGGTACACTAAGACTAAAACTATAAGTAACACAAGAGTAATCGAAATCACTTGAGAAAGAAGTATAGGCTGAAGAGGTTCTCTCGTACCAAACTGCTGATGACACAGAGCCCTCGAGACTTCGACAGCCGCCTCGATACTCGAGTAAGGTGTGTTTCTGGGAGACATCATACCACACATGGCCACTTTGGAACACTTTCCAAAAAAGGGGAGTTGTCCATGAAGACTCAAAACACCCGAAGATTGAGAAAATTCCCAACGCTTCCCTTTCCACTCAGCACCCCACGCAATCCGCATTTCTTTTGGACTGGGGAGACCCAATTGTTTGAGTACTTCCGACTTGAGCATTTCAGGGTTCGTCACCAGAATATCTTCGTTAAGGTCACATATGACACATGAAAGTGTCTTGCCATCAGAAAGTACCTTGGGTTGAAGGTTCCACCGCGTCTTCGTCGCGATTTCGAGATCAGATTGAATTTCGATGGGATCTTCATAATCTAAGAGAATGTTAATAGCTCCATATGTACTCTCCCTCACCTTCTTGTCCGCATCTTCACCCCAGTTTTCCGCGAGAAAGTTTAAGGCTGGGCTATTATCGAGACATAAGAAAAGCATACCATCTTCTACGATCGTACCGTTCGAAAACTTGGCCATGTACGTATCCTCACCATACGCCACACTCATAAGTTCAACATTAAATACAAAGTTACCACCTGCATCCATCACAGCATTTTCCATCGCATCGCACATGATTTTTCCAGAAACCTTCTGTGTGTATGGTTTCGAAAGGCCGACATGGTTCAAATTTTGTACAAACTCATACGCAGACATAACGTCCCAAGTGACACCATCCATGATTAACGGGAGGTGTTCGATAAGAAGTTGCCCCTTTTCGCTTAGGGTACCGACAGCATCCTTCACAGACACAGACTTGTACTTGTTCGATTGAGTCAAAACACGGGCGAACATTGTGAGAAGAATCCCATAATCTTTGATGCTCAGGGAACGCAACACAAAGCCGACATGCTCGCCATTATCTTTCGCCTGAAACATTTCGTTCCAATCGATACCCATTTCATCGAAGAGTGACTGTGTATTCACGAACGCACGATCAAAAACGATCCTGTGTGCGTGGAGGTCTCGGACTTCATCATCTGGTTCCCACCAAGAACCACCACCCGATTCTTTTCGATCATATATGACTACTTCATGTTCCCCTGACTTCAGGAGCTCCCACGCGAGGGACATACCTGTGGGTCCGGCTCCGACGATATGAATCTTCATTCTACTTTTAAGGGATATATAATTTTTCGTGCATGAGCGTGTAAAATCCGACGAGAGCCACTGTCAACCAAAGCTGTGGTTTCATGTATTGTCTACCCCGGTAAAGAAGAAATGTCGTCAATAGTAGGTGCGTGGGAATGGGTTTCTCGGGTCCGTATTTGAGGTGGAACCCAGTCATCGCCATCATCGTGAGTATCAGTGCACTTATGAACGAGGTTTGAGATGGACTGTACAAAAACCATGCGATCATGAGAAGTGCGACGTATGAGATGAAAATAGAACGCCTGAAAAGCTCACGTACACTATCTACGATGGCAAACTTTTCACCCGTTAAAAGTTTCGATTCCCAGTGTGGTCCCAGGATGAGATATGAAAGGTACAACACAATGAACATCATTTATATAAACCCAGTTTTTTTACGCTCCTCGGGGGTTCGCAAGGCGTATATCACACTCA